TCCTTATCTGGATTCTCCTGGTTATACATATGATCCATATAATAGACAAATACCAATAATTCCGGTCCCGTGTTCCGAATGGCGTGGCCCGTACCAGCAGGCAGAAATATATGGTCGCCTCTGGATACATCTATACGTTCTACTGTACCGTGTTCCCCTTCCATGTATAATACACCCATCCCATATAGAAATGCCCAAGCTTCATTTGTCTTGTTATGTCTATGGCAGCCTCTCAAAGCGCCAGGGGAAACTTCCACCACATTTACCTGTCCCCAATCTCCTCTAAAAAGTTCTGCCAGGGAACCTCGCCTATCCGATACTATTTTTAGCGGGGACCTTTCCACCACTGGTATTCCTCCACCAATATATCCCACCACTTAGGAGCCATAACACTGACGTCATAATCCCTTGCCCGCAGTCTGTTATACTCCCCCTCTTCTGCCCTATTGTCTCGATCTATCAATGGCCACTCTAATTCCCTGGCCCAATTCTTTACCTCATCAAAAGATAAACAGGCCAACCCATGTGCCCAAGCGGTTACACTCTTATTATTGTCCTTGTAGTATCTACCATTAGCACAAGGTATCTGTGGATTTATTGCCACATCCCCTCTACACATAATATCGCCTAGATTCTTTAAGGACCATGGAACTGCCTCTATATTGCGTGGTAGAACCAGCTTGGGAACTACCCCATCGTTATTGACAATTAGAACAGAAAACTGTATTCCCTTATTAGCAACTTCCTGTAATCCTGCCCACATGGATTTCAGTGCCCGAATATTATGGTTGTATCCTACCCACAACACCACAGGGCAATCTGTCTTTTCGTAGACTTTCTGCTTTACGTAAAGAGATAATTTCTGCATATTTGGTAGGATACGGACTGGCTTATTAAACGTACGACGTAGTAGCCACGCATCATCCTGGTTACAACACGTCAACAGATCGGCATACTGTACCATTTTAAGTTCCCCACTATCTGGGGGTTTATCTACGCCAACAGTCCTCCAATAGAAATCTGTGTAATCGTATACTACAAACTTCCTGGTATTATGTGCCCGCTTGGCTATATCTTGATAGGCTACAGTACAGGCACGTTGAAACATTACAATGGTAGATTGTTCCCAGTCATTATCCGTCGTGGCAACAGCAAACCGCTTGCCCCCAAGCTCTTCTGCTGGCCAGTATGCCCTATACCTAGAAGACGCTGTATTCAAGTCTCCCAACGGATACGCAATTATTCTCATTGTTTCCAAGTCACCGGCAACGCACATATGATTGGCTTAGTTATATATAACGCCCGTAAGAACGATAGACGTATATCCCCACCCTTCTTCTGTTCCTGTTTCCAACTATCTAACCAAGCCTGGACATCATTACATCTTACAGCAAATATAATATTCGTGTCGTACACTGGTACACGCAAATCCCGTATTATAGATTTCGTATAAGCCCGTTCCTCCTCTGTACCGATATCTGTGGCTAATAGGTCATAGTCCACTAGAGGCACAGCCATCTGCCAGCCATTAACCATCCGTTCGTACCCAACGGGTAAGAAGCGCATATTCATTTTTGATGTGGCATCCCATAGTAGATTTCTAGAGTATGTTAGATCTAATCCACCATTTGTGACGTTTAGCCCAGGATAATGCTTCTCCAGGGCAGCACGTCCAGGAGCCGTATTCCCCCTAAGAACTACCCCGCAATCGTACCAATCATACGCAGTCTGCCTAGTCTGCACATTAGGTATTTCAGCGCTTCCCTGTGCAACTAATTGACGGGCCTCATGTTTGCCAACCTTGGCCCAATCCCCAGGATGGTAGACTGAGGGCCTGCCATGTTGATCGGTTGACCTGACTATAGTAAGACATCGAATCCAGATTTTAGCCATAGTATAAAACGTATAGTTTAGAAAAATGTGTGTTTTACCCCCATATATGGGGGTCGTTACCAGTTAACCGCTAAGGTATAATTGTACCCATAAGGTATCCACATAAAAATACCCCTGATCCCTATATATGGGGGTCGGGTCACACACAACCCCCATATATAGGGTTTTCGGCCTCGAAATGCTCCTATTTTGGTAGCATTTTAACCCGATTTTAGGTGGTATACTATACTATAAACCGTAGAAACCTACCTAACCGACAATCTCTTCCCAATTGGTCGTGGGTACGGGCAGGAATCTAGGCGAACACCCATAAAGAATCGCACTATACTCCACAGCAGCATTGGCCACTGTAACATAGAACCGGACACAGTCGAACCCACCGTCCACATCCAATTCCTCTGTCTGTAGCTCAATGCATACCAGATCCCCACCATCCCCATCAGCCTGCGCTAGCTGGGTGATCGTCTTACCAGTAATTGCCTTAGCTCCCGCCCCACCAGTTGTCGTAGCCTGCTGAATCCCAGCATCCAGGGTCGCACCCTGTGCCATATCACCAACGTCCAGAACAAACCAGACGCGATGATACGTACTGACAGCAACCCAAGTACCATTATGCGTTCCAGCATCCTGGCTATCTGCATGCTCAACATCCAGCGGATAAAGCTGCTCGCTCAAGCGTGCTGTATAATCACTCATTTCTATTACCTCCTATCCTAAGAGCTCTCTGCATCGCCAAGGATGACAAAAGGACTGAACTGCGAGGTCCCATCCTGTAGCGTCAGGGGCGCACTCAACCAAGGCTGCCCATCAACACGGTGAACAGCACGCCAACTTGTCTGATCATATCTCCAGTAGTCGTACTGCGTGCTCTCAACAGTTGTGGCCTGACGATCCCCAATTAGATAGTATCTCATATCCGCCAGGAGAACGTCACCCTGTGTCCCAATCCGGGGCGTCTTTTCTGTGAAGATAATGGGCAAGCCCAACAGTCGGGCCGGAACCCCATCGGCCGCACTACCCCAGATATACGTACCAGTGTTGGCCGCGCCGCCTGCCTGATCCATCATAGTCATCAGATTGGACATAACAGATTGGTGAGCAACCCAAACGCCATTGGCGCTGGGCAAGAAGCTCTCCATCATATTGACCAGATCTCCGTAGTAGACATTATTAGCGGCAGTTCTAGCGACTACAATGGTTGGCTGGTTGACCGCCGATATAATACCGAACGGCTGTCCAGCACCAGTCCCACGCAGGAACGCATAATCCTCATGCCACGCCACAGCACCAGGAAACCCCAGCGGCCCCGCCAGGAAGTCGGACAGTGAAATAGCTGCATCGTCCAACAGCTCATCACTGGCGCGGGTATACATAATCAGCTTATGTGCTACCAGCTCCACCTTGCGGAACTCTGCCGTGGTAATGGTCTTCTCGGCCGCTTCCTCCGCCCAGTACGCCAACATCCCACCGAACCAGTGCGGCTGGCTAGAGGTCGTCCCAGTCTGATCCAACACCGGGATATCAATAGCCCGTCTCGCCATACGGATAATAGTAGAACGTGGTCGTACGATAGACGATTCCGCAGCTACAGCCTGCAACTGGGCCAGAAACTCTGTAGGAACCAGGAACCCACCACTAGCTCCAACACTCTCGACCATCTGCTTCTGGTCATGCCCACCGACGGCCTCATCTTTGAAGTAGACCAAGCGTTCATCCCGCTGCCTAACGCCAGGTTCCCGATGTCCTGCCTTATAGCAGGCATGTAGGAACTCGTTCCACTCCTTGAACCCGTTTGAGCCTGGTACACTGGGAGTCTGCTTTTCCTTCTCCTGTGTAACCCGCTCAATCTCCTCATCTAGCTCCTTGGCGGACATTTCGATCTCCCGGAACTTGAGCCCATCTTCCTTGATGGTACGTGCTTGCTCGGACAACTGATCGGCCTGCTCTAGAAGAGCCTTGCGCTCATCAGCATCCTCAGTCTCACGTGCCTTCGCATGAAGTTGGGTCGCCTTCTCGAAGAGACTCCGTGCCTCCCGGAGCATCTCCTTGTAATTCATTTGTTTATTCCTCCTATAAATAAAGTTCTATGTCTATTAATTCTTTTTCTATCTCCGTGCTGAAGGTGGGTGATATCTCTATCGGCCCGGCCTCTTGTGCGGCGGAGGCTTTCTCGTCCTCATCCTCATCTTCCTCTGGCTCTTCGTAGGAACCAGATTCGTACCCTGGTACGTCGATACCAGCGTCCTCTAGTACATCTAGCAAGGTTTGCAACGCACCCACCAAGCGGTCCGCGTTACGCTGGGCTAGAACACGCCCGGCCTTACCGTCGATGATATTAATTATAGTGGTCTCTATATTCTCCAATGGATCTGTCATTTCTTCAACTTCCACGTTGGGTACAAATTCCAAGCTACCCTCTACCCAAGTATCCTTATCTGCAAATGCTATACCATCTTCGTTTCTAGCATAAGACACAGCATAATGTTTGCCCTCTGGATAATACTCCACCACTACATAGTCGTCATACACTGTAGCAACCCAGTAATCCCAAGGACCATCCTCTGCGTTATGTTCGCCCTCAAAAGCGGCCCTGACTGTATTAACCATTTCGGATAAATTAACGGACTTATCCACAGAATCTGTCTCAGTCGTACCAGCCACCAGGGATACCCCACATTCCGGGCACTCCATAGAACGGCAGGGAATTCCGCGTTCTTTCTCTGTTTCGTACCCACAATCTGGGCAGACACAAGTCTCGGGTCCCCCTGGTTCCTGCTTACTGAATTCTTCTTCTGTGTTAGCGTATAGAGCCGCTACATAGTCCTGTGCATCGCTCTCATTATCGTAGCAGCTCATTGCCTCACCAGTGGGGTTGCCATCTGCATCCACCTTGTAGACACAATACTGCCCACCTTCTGTGACTACATCCCAAGGCTTGCCTTCTTTGACACCCATAAGCGAACCAATATATGTCTCAGCCTCTTCTTGTTTGTCAAAGCGTTTGAGTATATCCCCTACGGCGTGACCATCAGTGCCCACTTCATAGACACAATACTTGCCTTCATTTATCACAAAAGTCCACGTCTTTGTGTCCTTACTTTTGGCCCCGACTGTGGTTGTGGCAGGGTTCATCCCGAACACCGTAGGGCTCACTTCGTACAGACGTAGTTCCTTCAGGTTACGTATCTGTTGTGTAGCTCCATCTGGCCCTTCTATATCCTCAAAATCTTTATTGGTAGCATCGTAGGCAAAAGACCATTCATCTACATCCCCCGCCCTTATGTGCTGAAAGGCGTCGTGCCCGTTTGCAGTGTTGAGATTGAACTTAAGTTGTGCCCAAGCGCCTCCGGTTGCGTCAGGATAGGCTTTCACCAAGTCAATTGGCAAATCCCCTTCCCCTATTTCTTTCAATGCCATCACTTTACCCAATGAGTTGAGAACACTGTGGGCATTATGGGAATCAAGCAACCTGACCTTATGCCCACGTTCTACAAAAGTCTTAGCAAAAGCCCCATTATGTATCCTATCAAGTCCCTCATCGACAACCCCCATAACTGCAAAGATTGCTTCTACTATTCCCTCATTTTCGTCTGCCTTTGTTACAAAAGCAGGTCTCCGTTTATATTCTCGTTCTATAAGCATAATTAGCCCTCCTTAGTTTACAAGACCATTTCTTGTGGTATACTATTATCATGGAAACAAAAACTGTCTATATACCAGAAAAAACAATAACCTTCAATAAGAACACCAGAAAAGAGCACTTACATACATTTCCTGCTACATATCATACATACTACCCCACATTAGCCCATGTATATAATTGGCTATGGGGAGACTGTGGCCCCATCACTATGCCCTGGAAAGACGGGTTGTTATGCTCCTTCGATGATAGGGTACACAGAATGAATATAACTTGTTCTGCTGGAGCCAGAAAATCCTGTGGCGGTATATTGGTCACCCCTACCAATGCGCCTTATCCCCCTCATAATAGGCATAGACTATTCAATCGAGTAGTATGCTTTTGCTGGGGCAACATTCTATCAATAGCCGCATGGGAAGTTCCCCTAGATTCCCTAATAACATTACCCGATAACCCTGAGTTGGTTGCCCAATTTGTAATGAAACACATGTTCACATCAACCCACTGGCTCGAATGGCGAAGGGAGCTGCGCTTACGCTTACAGGGCAAACGTAAATCCCTATGGCTCAAGCCCATCCTTTGAATTATTATGAAAATTATCGATATATTTACAGATCATACTAATAGACAAATAGATGTAAGAATTTGGCGAATATGTAAAAGGACTGGTGCATATGTACAATATAGACATAATAATATTTCCATATCATCCCAAACTAGATTACTCAATTTAATCCAGACATGTAAGACAACCTATACAGGAAAGCGCCTTGGCGAAGTAGATGGTGATTATACATCTTCATCCTGGGAATTACCCTGATCCAAAGTATTATTACCAGAAACCATCTCTCGATTCACTCCACTAGCACAAGATATACCATTCTCAGTATGTATATATTCCGTATAATATCTCCAGCCCTCAAAAGGATAATTCTCACGCCGTCCATTATCTGGATTAGAATATATTCTAACTGTATCCCCTTGTATCATGGCCATATATCCCCCCTCAATAAGGCCATTCTTAAATCGACCGCTTGCTGTGTATATGGGTCAAATAGTATACGTAAACTACTATAAGATTCATAATTTATGGAATTATCCATTTCTCCCGCAATACTGCTATATCCTTTATATAATTCTGCAAAATCCTCAAATACATTTGTCTGTCCATAGTAACTGATCATTGGTATATCTTTCCCAACCTCAGTCTCATACACCAGCCTTAGCGTATCAAAATTCTCATACTGATATCCCAAAGCATGCGGATCACTTGTTGGGATACCCAAACCATTAGCATACCTTATCCTATCCGCATCACTTAAGACATAATCCCATACATGATGGCCCAACTCATGCTTCAGCGTACTGACTATATTAGCTACTCCACCATGCTCATAATATTCCTGCCACCCATGTATGTTTATCCATCCCGCTGCATTTTCCATCACCCCGGTTCTATATTTTAGGGCTATGGAATGATAATCACCACTTGCCATACCAGAAACATTATTTGTAAACACAACACGATGTAATCCTTGTACATGTTCCCCAGGAATCTTCTGTAGCCATGGTATGACTGCTTCTTCGATCAGACTGTTTCGTTGTTTGGCAGACACATCTATTAGCTTCCCGCCTTCCCACACACCATCTGCCAAAATCAATGTCTCTTGATCCCCAACACGGATTAGGCCAATCTGCCTGGCATTAAGTTTTCCCCTATCCCATCTGGGATCTGACTTTTTCAACATCTCTACATAAGTATCTTCGCCTACCTTCCAATTATATGCATCTAACTGTTCCACTGCCCGGTCAAAGGAGGGCTCTTCCATCTTCAATACGGGCAAGGTTGTGCAACGACATTGGAGAACTTCTTTAGCACTACCAGCAGGATCAGCTGGGTACATCAGTTTCTCCCCACCTACATCAAACGGTTCGTCTATCTTCCGCTTCTGCCCATTGACTTCTACGTGGGTATCCCTGGTCCTATTATCCGGTGTCGATAACCACTCCTTACCTTCTGCCCCCCAAGCCTTGTATGTCTCGAAACTACCATAATTGCTGGCCCGTATAGTTTCTGTCCTTGCAATGTATTCCCGGCGGTGAGGTGGCATACGTTCTAGGAACCAAAAGTCCTCTGGTCGTCCATCCCCGACAACGTACTGGTTGAATAGTTTCTCCAGGTTATTGGAAGTCTCGTCAATGCCCCATCCATTCTCTTGAGCAGCTTGCAATAATTGCTTGACGTGTTCTTGTGTGGTATCAATAAGTGGCTGCTCGGCAAACGGTATCACAAACTCTGGGTCAGTCAGAAACGCCTCAGCTAACCAGTTCCGCACATCAAACGACATGCCGAATTGTTCAGTCAACACTTGTGCTCTATCTTCTATCAAACCCTGGTACAATGGTACGAACGTAGACCTCCACCCTTCACCAGCGTTTCTCAAATAGTTGTAAACGTCCTCTTCGACACGACTCCAGTTTATGGTAGCCTTGTCTTGTATAGCCCTTGCCTTACCTCTGTGTAGCGCAGCCAGTACACCCCGCTTATCTACCTCAAATTGGCTATCTGCTGCTAGTCCAAATGCTCCCTCCCAGTTCTTAGCCTGTACATCAAATGCCTTCCAGAACCTAAGTTTCCAGGCCCCTGAGGGGCCAGGAACTTTTTTTCGCCGCATTTCCTCTTGATCGACTGGACGGACCGGCGGCTCCGGCATAACTGGGGTTCCCCCTGGCTCCGTTCCAGTAGGTATAATCGCCATCGGTAGATACCCAATATCCCCGCCTGGTACAGGCTCCACATTCAATCCCACTGTATAGAACGCCTGATTGGCTGGGACACCCATTGTCCACATCTGATGGGCCGCTGTAACCAATGTGGGAATGTCTTTCTGTAGGGCTGGGACCTTGCTTGTATCGAACGCCACCCATCCGTCCGGATGCTTAAGATAATATTGAAAATCTACCTCATATAGCCCAAGCTCGGGAACTAATGTATCCTCCCAACACGCCTTTCTAGCCTGACCATAATTACTATATGTTGAACTCTCAAGTCCCGCCTTAGCCCCGATTAGAATAGGAGGGACCCCGAACGGCCCCAAAATACGCGTCTCGTTACGTGTATCTAACTCCCCAAATCCCATTTCCTCAAACGATAGGCCAATACGTTGGTATGTGGCCCCACGCCCAACCATTCCGATCTCTTCGGCCCAATTTAGATACCCGCCGTAGATGTCCTTCCAACGTTGACGTGTTTCTGCTATAGTAGTATCGTCCAATGGCTCTGGAAAACTTAACAGACCGGGCATCATAACGCCCTTCTCGAAGAACAGCTTCAAAAAGTGAGTTACACTATTATCTACATCTGCACTACGTGCCAATGGACTCATTGGGGATAGCCCCTCCCCCATCCCCTCTAATGGGTCACCGGGATTAGGGAACTTTGTATGTATCATATGCTGAGGTAAAATAGGAACCCCATCCCGCACAGCGGTCCCCTCTGGAACGTATAAATAGCCCTTAATGCCCGGCTTGCCCTTGTCTGGTATTACATACGTTCTGTCCGGCCGTAGTGAATACATGGCTCGTGGCATTTTGTCTGTGATCTTTTCGTAGTCGAGGAATATGTAACAGTTCCCAGCCAGATTCAGATAAACAATATTCTGCCCCTGAAACTCCTTGAACGATTGATGCTCATTTGGCCTGGCCGCCAACATAGTCATAGGGTGGTCTGGGGGTAATACCTCCGGATGCTTAAAATCCCCAGTATATGCCCGTAGCGGGGCTTGGCCAATGGCACGAACTTTGTACATAATTGCAGAATAAATTAACGTATTGAGGTTAAATCCCTCATTAATATATGATTGCAGGTCAACTATGTGCCACTGCGGAGTACCGCCCCTCCAATCCGGCCAAATGAACGGGAGCTTCTTAGTCCCATATACATTACGACGGGAGGTCTTTATAATTCTATCTAACAGATTCAATTAACTCCCTCCCCTCCCAATATCCTGTGATGATTGCATACATCGCCCACTTAAGCATGGCCACTGCTAGCCCTACTATACGTCCGATCAACCAGAATGGGAATGCCCATATTGCTAATAGCTTACGCTTTGTCATGCTATTGTCCGTGTTATATCCTTAATAACTCTAAAAGCCGCTGGGGCTTGGGCCAAATAGGGGTGCCCCGATGCGTCGACCCGCCTTCCAAAAGCGCCCGCGTTGGAAACGTCGTCATAATGCACTTCCTTACGTACTACGTCTCACGGCATCACCACCCGATCAGGTGTATAAATCACATTCTCCCCGATCACCGCCCCGCTCAAGTCGCCGCCAAACAGATAGCCCTGGTACAAGTCCGG